AATGCAAAGCTATGGGGCAGGTTAAAGTCGGCGTCTGGTGCTGCGGACGAGCTTGAAATTAGCGTTAAGATAATACGCCATCAGTCGATAACGAATCCGGTAACACATCTGACGACATGGCCGTGGGCAGCATAATGGAATACCAAGACCATCAACCTATAAGGGATAAGGTTTCGATTGTGCTGAGGGATTCCCGGGGTAGAATCAAGGATCAAAGACACATTGGAGGTAAACCATGCTTCAAATTAAGGATCAAGAACTTTCTAGCAGGGTGCCTATTAACGGCGAGTGCCGTGTGCGGCTTTGGGGAGCCGATGGCAAACTCAAAGAAGAGAGGATAATTCACAATCTAGTCACCGCGCTCGGGGACATTCATGTAGCCGATGCTATGTCAGACATAGGAGAGGCCGTTCTTGGCTGGATCGCAACGGGGACTGGAACAGGCCAGGGTGCCGGTGATGTCGGGCTTGCCACGTCATTGAATCGAAAGGCTCTGACATCAACGACCCTGGTCGGCAACGATGTTGTCTTTGTGGGTGATTGGGCCGCCGGGGTTGGCTCAGGGGCGATAACGGAAGCGGGTATATTCGTGGGAGACAATAATACCTCAATGAATTATTACGCCGATTTCGCTGTTGTCACTAAGGGCGTAGCCGACACTCTGGAGATAACCTGGACAGTAACATACGGAACGTAATAGGTAGGCAATATGGCTGATATAACGATTGATGCTGCTGTTCAGTCAGTATTATTCCTAACTGCGGCTAGAGGTGGAATTTTCTGGACTTCTCCTACAGTCGGTTATGCTATTTATGCAGATAGCGCACACGACCTAGCGTATAAGAAGACCCTCGATGGTGGTGCTACATGGGAAGCTAAGGTTGTGCTTGGGTCTGGTAGCTATACGATGGCTTATGATTGCTGGGCTGACTGGCAAACCCCTGGGGATGTAGGAACACTAATACACATAGCATTTGTTGATAATGATACAGATGATGTTCTCTACATGAATCTTGATACCAGTGATGACTCGGAATCTACCCCTGACACCATAGAAGAATGTCTAGGGGCAACGATAATGTCCCCAACTGCGGCGAGGTCCGACCACAGTATTTCTATAACTAAAGCTAAGGGGGGCAACTTGGCAGTCAGTTTTCTCTATACTGACGCTCTTGCTGCCAAGTTCATGGGGTTCTATACCTCACCCGACGGGGACACTTGGACAAGCAGGTCGAACCCTAGAGAAAGCAATTTAGACCATCTCTTACTATTCCCAGGTAACGAAGCTGATACACAAGATTTATGGGCTGCTTATTGGGATGCTAATGCTGATATCCTAACACTCAAAACCTATGACAATTCTGGTAATTCCTGGTCAGAGGCAGAGATTTTAATTGGTGTGAATGACACTGCAAACTATGTACAGATGGATGGAGCTATCCGCCATAGTGATGGGCACCTTATTTTAGCCTTTTGGTCTGTATTTGATACTGCCCTTGCTGACTTGAGGGTTTGGGATATAAATGGGGCAGGGAGTATGGCGGATACGGGTGATGATGTTCTTACCAATAGCGATAACAGTTTCCTAGCATCAGTATTCATCGACCAAACCACTGATGACATCTATGTTGCCTATGCAAGAGGCACAGCAGTAGAGAATCTAGTAAAAGTATTCTATAAGAAGTCAGACGATGGCGGCGGAACATGGAGTGGTGAGACAGCGATGCAGGCTAATGCGGAAGATGATGAGAGGTGGATTAGCTGCGGCGCTATGAAGGAAGCATGGGGGGGCAAATTTCTCCCCGTCTGGTTCAATGATGACAACAATGACCTATACTGCAATACCGATAATGCGATCTCCATAGCTGCGGCAGGACTAGCATTGGAGAAAAGTCTAAGTGACATCGTAAATATAAGTGACGCCCTGGCAATGGATGTTTCTTTGAGCAAGACAGATACATTAGGCATTGCTGATACGTTGCTGAAAGCAGTTGGGCTTAATAAAGCAGACACAGTGAGCATCGCCGATTCGGAAACCAAGACCATTGGATTGGGCAAAGCCGAGACGGTAGCGATTGCCGATACCATCATAAAGGCAGTTAGCCTGGGTAAAGCCGATACGGTTACCATCAGCGATTCCTTTGACAGAGTAGTAGCCTATGTCCGGGCACTGGCCGATACCGTCACGATAACGGACTCGATAAGTAAAGCTGTGTCAATCGTCAAAGCCGATACTATAGCCATTACCGACTCTATAGTAGTAGGGATTGGCTATCGCTTGAACATCGTGTTATCTGACATAGTGGCCATAACTGACCGGCTAGTTGGCGAGTTACGAATCAAGGCTTACCTGAAACAATCGATTTCCCGGATGGAAGTCAAGGGCATGGACATAGCGAAGATGTCGATCAAGAGAATGGGCATAGATAGAATGCCTCTATTCAGATGGATTATCAGGAGGTGGACAGCATGAGTTTCACATACGTTCTAACTACAAACATCGGCAAGATAAGGCTCACTATATCGGATAAGGACGAGCTCGATTATCACTTTGAAGATGCGGAGCTCCAGGCGTTTTTGTCTGCCGAGGGCTCGGTCAATCTGGCCTCTGCTGCCGCCCTGGAAAGCTGGGCCGCGGCTTACGCTCTCAATGCCAATACCGAGCGCATAGGTGACTATTCCTACGCTCAGTCAATCATGAAAAACATGCTCGAACTCGCAACTAAGCTAAGAAAGGATGATGCCACAAGGCCCGCTATGGAGTGGGCTGAGCCTGATCTATTGGGGACCGAGGAAGGTGATACTTAATGGCCTTTGAGACTTTACTGATCAACACATGCGATATAGAGCGCTTCACTGAAGGTGTGGTGGACTCTTATGGCACCCCGGGCAAGATCTGGGCGGTTGAGCACGCGGATGAACCATGCCGCCATGTCTCCGGCAAAGGCAGGGAGGTTCGCATAGGGCAAGAAGTCGTAATTGTGTATGATCAATTATTTGTAGGCGATATAGACATAACCGAGCAGGACCGGGTGGTCATAGATACCGTGACGTATCAAATACTCGCAGTCGTGTTTCGCCAGGATGGGATCGGCGCGCACCACAAGCAATGCTACCTGGAGATGGTCAAATGAAGATGAGCACCACGATAACATTGAATCTCCGAACGGAAGAGGTCAACAAAGAAGTAACTGAAGCTAACAAACTCGCTATGCGTGATACTGTTGTGCAAGTTACGGGAGATGCTGTCAGATGGTCCCCCTGGGAGACAGGAAACAACCGGAGATCAATAGTGGGCGAGGCTTCGAGCATGGGCGCGATAGCTGGGCAGGGAGAGAGTGAAAGGTTGGTGGATGATTCAAAGATAGAGGGAGCGGTCTATTCCACTTCGGGCTATGGCGGCTTCCTGGAAGTTGGAACGTCTAAAATGTCTGCCCGGCCATATATCAAGCCGGCCATGGATAAGAACTTCACCGCAGACAAATTCGCACGGAAGGTCAAGGGGCATCTTTAATGAGCTTACCGGATATTAACGCCATCATAAGAACGTATTTGATAACGGCATCGACACTCGTTGATCCGTTTAGAGTGCTGATCGGCGATGATGTCTTTTGCCCCCGGGCGCCGGAGAATGCCGACCTGCCGAATGTCACATTCTTTACTCGCGGGGGGCGGTCTACCCCGTATATTCCAGACCTGCCATCTCCCAGCATTCAGTTCGACTGCTGGGCAGATGATCCTATTGAAGCGAGGGAGATCTACAGAACGCTCTATGATGCGCTTCAGGGCATCCAGAACGTGGTTGTGGGGAGCAATACTATACTATCCGCGATAGAGGAAGTTCAGGGGCAGGATTTAGTTGATACGGATATACCAGGAAGATTCCGGGTCCTGTCCTTCTGGGAAATAATGATCAAATAGGAGGCGTCGATGTGACAAGCAAAACTAAGCGAACAAAGAAACGACCGGGCTTCTCAAAAGCCGAAATAGAATCTCGCTATCAGGAATTCCTGAAGCGAACAAAGGGAGGTAAATAACGATGGCCAAGACAATAGCAAACGTATTAGTGGGGGTGGCGTCTCTGTTTGTGAGGCAGCCTAACGACTCGATTGCCGAATGGAATACTGACTATGCTCAGGCAGGCACACATTCGGTAAAGCTCTATAAGGCTGGTTCCGGCAATGCTGGGAGTACCCATCTGGAACTATCGGGGCTCACTTCGCGCGGTATAACAATGACCCACATCGCGGCTGATCCAACGGACTTTAGTTTCTACTATTGGTTATCAGGAGCCATTGGGAATTATGTCCAGTTTGAGATGTATTTCAAGGATCCCGATTCCGATGCCTGGGCAGAAATAACCGTAGTCAACCAGCAAACAAAAACCCCGGCCTCTCCTGAAGCATGGGTAATAGAAACACTTGCCGGAGCTGACCTTTGTGGTATAGGTGGACATGCAGAAGATGGTACTCCATTCTTCCTCTGGGATCTATCGGTTATCGTCACTGATATAGCCACAAAGTGTAATGATAATGGTTGCACTGACGCCGGTGCCTTTCTCCTTGAAAGAGTGAGGCTCCAACTTTGGGAACCAGAACCAGCCAGGTATGCCTATATCGACACAGTTGAGATTGATGGCCTAGTTTACACAATCGAGCCGGGTGGAACTGGACCTGGTATTGCCTTGAGTAGTGCCTTCACCGAAGTTGGCTACACCGAGGACGGCGTGGTAATGGAATACGCCGCTGAGCAATCCGATATTATGGTGCATGAGGAAACCTTCCCTGTGGCCAGCGCTCTAACAAGCGAATCCCTGACAATCACCTGCAATATGGCCGAGTCTTCCCTGGCGAATCTTAACAACGCCATGGCCGGCGCTGTGTTGCTGGGTAGTAAAATCACTCTCGGCGCAGGGGTCAATAAGACGATGAACCTGAAGATCGAGGGAACAAACCCCGCGGGATTCCACAGAGCTATTCATATTCCTCTGGCTGTTGCCGGTGGGACCGTGGCGATGAGCTACAAGAAAGGGGAGAAAACCATCGTGCCGGTAACATTCAAGGCACTCAAGGGTGATGAGCCGGCTTGCACTATAGTTGACAACATTGCGTAATTACCATGGGAAGAGGCGACATGGGGTTTTGTCTCTATGGAGTCTCTTTCCGCTTATAAAATAAAGGAGGTTCTATGAGTGAAAAAAGGAGCGAAGACCAGATAGTAACACAGGCCCCGATAATGGTTTCTTTCGGGGGCAAAGAATACGAGCTGAAGCCATTGGTCATCAAGGAATCACGGGAATGGCGGAGAAAGTTCGCCGAAGTATTGGGAACTTTGCCGCTCTTTGTGAACGTTGCCGATACTACTAAACACTTCCAAGAGGTAATAAACGGCATGT